TAAAATAGGGTTCAGTTTCCAACAACACTGTTGGAAATTCTCCCAGAAAAAAAAAATAAAAAAAAAATATATTTTTTATTTCTACCTCAAAGAATGCCTTATACTAAGAAAGCACCAGCTAGAAAGTATGCTCCACGAGCACCCGCACGAAAGTATGTCAAGACATACGCTAAACGACGGGCACCAGTCAGAGCTGGTTCTAGCTCTAGATCATCAACTTCCTCATATCTATCCCCAGCTTTATCTGGGATAGGAGGATTGATAGGTACCGCCATTGGTGGTGCCCCTGGTACAGCCGTTGGAGCTGGCATTGGTGGAATGCTCGGCCAGGGCATATCAGCCATCACAGGATATGGTGACTATAAAGTCAAATCCAATTCCTTAGTGATGGGTAGGCCACCCTCGGTACATAATAGGACCCGCTCAGGGGGTTCCGTTATTATGTCCCACAAAGAATATATCACTGATATAGTCTCATCATCAACTGCGAATACTTTTGATATTCAGCAGTTCTCAATACAACCTGGAGATTCTAATACATTTCCATGGTTGGCCCAAATAGCAGCCAACTTCCAGGAATATAGATTCCATGGAGTGGTGTTCCACTTTAGATCGATGAGTGCGGACGCATTGAACTCAACTAATACTGCCTTAGGGCAGGTTATTATGAGTACTGAGTATAATGCAGCATCTCCTCCATTCGCATCTAAACCCGAGATGGAGAACGCTCAGTACTCCAACTCAATCAAACCCTCAGAATCTTGCCTTCATCTTATTGAATGTGCAAGATCTGCCAGCGTACTGACAAACTTGTATGTACGCACAGACGATTTACCATCGTCGTCCCAAGACATTAGGTTCTACGACCTCGGTAATTTCTTCATTGCAACCAACGGGTGTCAAGGAACAAGTGTCAACTTGGGGGAATTATGGGTAACATACGAGGTTGAGCTTCTAAAGCCTAAGATTTGGTCAGATCTCGGAGAGACTAATGACTACTATAACTCGTATACAGTTACTGGTATTACAAATACTCTGCCGTTCGGAACCTCCGAATTTGTAGTCTCAGATAACTCCAACCTTAACGTAGTTATAGATCCTGCAGCACGTACAATAACGTTACCACCATCATCAGTACCTAAGACTTATTTTCTCATCCTTAGATGGAAAGGGGCTCGTACTGGATCACTCAATCCTCCTGGATCAACATACGTTAATTGTGCTGTTTCTGCAGAACCTTTCCCAAATAATGCAACACCTGTATTTATATCCACTGCCACATCTCCTGATGATGGCGCTACGTCATTATCTTTTTGGCTTATGGATATAATAAGTGTTGCCACAACTGGTAATGGAATGACACCTATAATTACATTTGATACAGCTGGTATCCTACCTGCTTCATCCACAATATTTAATTTCATTGTCACCCAAGTACCTAACACCATTAGCTTTATCCCTGAGTAAAGCTCAATATATATGACGAACGTCATATAACTAACACTTAATATTTATATAATCCTTTTCCACAATACATACATATCCATTTATCACCTTTTAACGCGTAAGCGTGTTTACCATCATTATAACAAACATAATGATCTTCATCATTATCATCATCATCATCATCTTCATTACATTCTTCTTCTATTTCTCCAAAATCAAATACATCACATCCGTCAGGATCATAATTTTCATTATCTTCATCATCCATAATTACTTCATCTTTTCTTAATATTTCATTTTCATCTAAATTAACATTTCTAATTATTATTATAAACTTCTTACAAGTTTTACACCATCTATTTTCATCACATAAATGATATCCTCTATTTTTACATATTTCATCCAAACATTCATAATCCATTTATCAATGTCCATAAAAAGTGTAAAAATATTTATTTATATAAATCCCAATCAATCTTTGTTGACGCGCGCAGCGCTAAACCTATATAATGGAGCGTAGCGGAGGGCCGGAGGAGCCCCCCTCCAGGGGCGACGATTTAGATCGAAGAGGGGCCAGCTCAGGCTTGCCTGAGATGGAAGGGCGTAAGCCCGTTACCCTCTGAGCCCTCCTCAGCGAAGCGTCCGGCGTAGCGCAGCGGAGCACTGGATAGCGAAATTCTCACACACTAGTCACACGACCAGTATAAATCAACGCCGGCGGGTGTCCACGGTCTATATATATATATTAATATTACAGACCGTGGGTCTTTAGCGAAGCTAAAGACGCGAGGTACAACGTACCTCGCCCCCACCTTTATTATTCTATTAATAAAGGTATTACTCCATAATCACCGTATTTGGAGTACTAGGACAACTCGTTGTCTTAGGAGTGCACAATTCGACCATATTAGGGCCCCGACCTAGATATTGACGTTTTAATGCACTCACCCCATCCAGAGTAGCAGCTGCCTTAGCCAGCTTCTCATTGTACATCAATGATGTTTGATGTGGCGCATAATGCGCCGTCCCAACATCAATCACATACTCTGGATACTTACTCCCAATGTTAGGGGGAGGCCTTGATATCTTTTCGCCCCGCCAGGGTCGACAAGAGCCGTCTTTCTCAATAACCCTAACTTCAAGCTTATCATAAGATATCTCCTCCAACCGAGGAGTGAAGTTAGCAAAGACTATCAAGTGTGGGTAAACGTTTGTCCAAACTTTACCACCCACAAATTTAGTACTCGTCATCTCCGAGTCCTTAATTGCCTCCAAATAAGCATACATCCTTTTATGATGTTCGGCGGCTCTAACAAGGTTGACGATACAAGCGTATCCAGTCCAACCTCTATCAACCTCACCTTTGATAATGTTAGCAGCCTCTCTTATAACACCAAAATCCATATGAGAGATCCAATCTCTCGGATATTTGAGTTGTAAATAACGGCCGATCTTATTTTTGCCCATGCAACCATTAACATCAACATACCAGAAAATCTTCCTATGCTCTGGAGGTTTATCAACCTCGAATTCCTCTAGGAATTCAAAATGCCAAGGATGATGTGGTTTCCAACCATCATCTTTGACGTTAGGCTTTTTCATGGCATAGATTTTCTCTATCCCAGTAATATCGTTATAATTTTTAGCGTTATTACGGATAGCCTCATTAAGATCTGGTGCACTCTGTATCAGATCCACCTTCATAGCCATAGTTTGTCTGGCTTTTTTGATCTCGGATTTACAATCCGCATCCTCTTTGCATATATAATTCAAAGCTTTGAACCAATTAACACTCTTAATTGGCTTTATATTGCAATGCTCACCACAAAGATCAAAATAGTTACAATCTTCAGTCTTAAATTTCCTATGAAATTGGACGATGATATGGGTATGAGCATAGGGCATAACTGGGTCATTAGTACCTAGTTCGTGGGCAATAAAAATATCTTTTATAGTATTTCTATCAGACCCGGACTTAGTACCCCAGTTATCCCTCGCATACTTTCTAACATAATCTTTAGAAAGATGCGTCTTATAAGTAAGAAAATACATCTGGTAATTCCAGCAAGTTCTTTTCTTATCTTCCACCTCAATCTGATCCTCATCATCCATGATGACTCTGGGCGTTTGGACTACCACTTTTGGTATCCCAGCCGGAGCAGCAAAATTGGCGGCAGTCAAATTGCCACCAAAATTTTGAACCTCATTTTTAACCCAATAATTTTCGAACCATGAAAAATCTGCCATAGCTGAACTTTTTTATGGGTTCAGATAATTTCTTAAAATAAAATTATTTTTTTTCCAACAGCCTTGTTGGAAATTCTCCCAGAAAAAAAAATAAAAAAAAATCACACCCCCCCTTTATATTTATATAAAATAGGGTTCAGTTTCCAACAACACTGTTGGAAATTCTCCCAGAAAAAAAAA